TTTATGAAACTGCAAAGGAAGCCTACGAGCATAGAAACAACGTAGACAACCTACAAGCAGCGATCGTGCGTAAAGAACAAGAAGAAGATCCGTATCAAGCACAGATAGACGATTTAAAAAACACTGCATTGCAAGTAATCGACTGGTCAGGTGTTAATAAGTTAACAGAACTTAAAGAACATCAGGATTTCTTGCTTAAACTGTTAACCAATAAAGATTCATTTATTAGAAAAAAGATTATTGATCAAAACTTAGCGTATCTAAACAACAGACTTACATATTACCTTGATAAACTAGGGTTACCACATCAAGTTGCGTTTTTAAATGACCTGAGTGTTGAAATTACACAGCTAGGTCAGGACTTGGACTTTGATAACTTGTCAAGAGGTGAGCGTAATCGTTTAATACTAGGTCTGAGCTTTGCTTTCCGCGATGTTTGGGAAAGTTTATACCAAAGCATTAACTTGTTGTTTATCGACGAGCTCATTGATAGTGGAATGGATACAGCAGGAGTTGAAAATAGCTTAGGAGTTCTAAAAAAGATGGGAAGAGAACGTAGCAAAAACATTTTTCTTATCTCGCACAAAGACGAACTGGTTGGTAGAGTTAATAATGTGTTGAAAGTTATTAAAGAAAACGGCTTTACCAGTTACGCAAACGATATTGATGTAGTAGAATGACAATCGAAGACGATACACACGACAAACTTGTTAAGGCATACCTAGATTATTTTGCATTAAACGAAGATTTTCAGCAGCGTCCTGCTGAAACTAGGCGGCGCATAGTAAGAAAAAAGCTAAACGAGATAAAGTTATTGTGTTCAATACGTCGTGATGAAATAATGGAAGAACACCGCAGGCATGTAAAAGATGGCAGAGCAAGAAATAATCCAAAAGAGGCACGTAGAGTAAATCCAAAAAATAATTAATGTATGAATTGGACATATAAAGGTAAAGAAGTCACAGAAATACCAGAAGAGATCGAAGGCTTTGTATATCTTATTACCAATCTACTCAATAACAAAAAATACGTAGGCAAAAAACTAGCACGTTTTAAAACCACCAAACCACCGCTTAAAGGCAAAAAGAACAAACGCAGAGGCTACAAAGAAAGCGATTGGCGAGACTATTGGGGATCGTCGGACAGGCTAAACGAAGATGTAGCAGCACTAGGCACTGATAAATTCACAAGAGAAGTACTTTACTTTTGCAAAAGCAGAGCAGAAATGAGCTACATAGAGGCAAGAGAACAGTTCGAACGTAGAGTTTTAGAAACAGATGAGTATTATAACGGTATCATCAACGTTCGTGTAGGCGGATCAGACAAACTGCGTCAGGCTCTTTTAGAACAACAGGCAAAATAATCCAACACATAAGGTTGGCGGGCCAGTTTAGAAACACCGCTGTGGAAAAACCGGGTGGTACCGGACACGTAACATGTTGATCGACACTCCAGAGAGTGGAAGCCATCAGACAAATTGGGCTCACTGATTGACATAGGTTGAATGTTGGCAATCGAAACACTGCACATTACACATAAAAACCGTTTGCACTAGGAACGAAGCAACGGATAAAAGTGTAGTGTATGCACTCTAAAAGAATTTTATTAAAATATTTTTATAGCGCATACACTATATTTTGATGTCGACGTAGGTTGGGAAAGGTCAGAGCCCATTGTGTAGCAGAAAACACCTACTTCCAAGTCTCGGCTGGTGATACTCACATAATGTTTGAGAAGGAGGAACCTGTTAACAGGTTCCGTCTGACCAGATTAATCTACATAATATTAATTGCATGTGTTACACACATGCTTAATCATTAAGATAAAGATAATATGTGTTGAGCGATAGCGATAACACAGTTGAACGTAGTTCAACTCAAAGGTTATTCATAAATAATACAAATAAGTTTAAGGATACTTGGAATGAAAATACATCAGATAATCTCAGAAACAGAATTAAATGAAAAACCTATGGGCATGTTACAACGTGCTGTAGCAGGTGTAGCAAGTAAATTTGGTAGTAGTGCAGCTAAGGCAAATCTTGATGTAAATAAAGATGTTATTACAATGAAGAAAGATCTTGCTGGTTGGATGGCAGGCAGTGGTATTGCCAAAGGAACATTGAGTGTTGAAGATTTTATTGATTTCTTAGGAAAAAAAGGTCTTCCTACTGACTTTGTTAATAGTAGTATGCAAGCAATACGTCGACAAAGCGGTACTCCTGATGAGTCTCCGTTGACCAATCCTGAAGTTGACGAACTATTAAAGAAAGCATCGCAAGCTGGATTTAAATCTCAAGGTTCTACAGGTGCAAAAAGTCGTTATGCTGCTAAGACTCCGACACCTGCTGACAATCCACCTGCACAAGGACAAGGCGCTCCTGACATAACTAATTTTGTTAACAGTTTAACACCTCAACAAAAAGCAAAACTTAAAGCATCACTATAAAAATAAAACAAACCTGCTTAGAAATACGGCAGGTTTGTTTTTTTAGCTACTTCATGATTTTCTTTTATTAAATTAGCTATGATTTCTTGATCTTCGGGTGACAACTCATACGCCTCTGACAACGAAACGCTTCCTCTCATGCTCCAACAAATTTTAAACAAGTTATGTTTTAGCTGTTTTGTTTCGTTATCTAGGATCTCAACTTCTTGTAAGATCTTTTCAACTGACCAAGTTGAGATCCTTATGCGAAAAAATCAGAACGATCAAAAATAATAGGCAGCATGAATTCTTCTGGAGCACCTGCTGCACGTTCTTCTTCGCCAGTTACAACTTTCAAAGATTTTATTTTAAACTTTTTTCTTTGTTCTTCGATGTGATCCAGCACAGCTTTGTACAAGTCTTTGTCAGCGTTGTCAAAAAATTCTGCTATATGTGTCGGATCAGTTACAGGATCTTCATCTTGATATTGAATAGCAACTACACTTCGTGCCATTAATCCTATGTTCAAGTCAGTTAATCTAGTAAAACTTTCATTGAAGCGTTGTATTTTTTCAACTTCGGACATGTTGTCGTCGTCTAGTAGCTTTAATATTCGTTGCTCTTCAAAGGTTTTCATTGCACTGTCAGTGAAATTTTTATAATTTGTAGGTGCAATTTCAAATTTCCAATCACGGTAGGACACTATGTTTTCATATTCATTTGATGAAATTTGATCCAACAGTATTCTTAGGTCAACGTCATACGAGCGTTCAATGTCTGTGTTGGGCAGTGTGGTGGTAATGGACATCTTCTCACCATAGGTTGCAATTCTTATAGCGATTAAGATATAATCTACGTCGATGCTGGGTACGTTCCACGCATTTTTAATATTAGGAATACAACTTTGTATTACATCAACAGTTGATTGCCCGTTTAACAGTGCATCGGGTGTTTTAAAACGCAATTCATCCTTGGCAGTCATGGCCAACACAGGGATTTCTCCCGTTTCCGTTGTTTCAAACGAGCCTTTGGGATAAAAATATCCTTTACTAGGCAATGTAACATATAGTTTAGGTTGTCTAAAATGCTTTGCTAACGGATTGCTAGATGCGGACAGGTTCATGTATTTTTTCTCCGGATAAATACTATGTAGTATATATGCGATATAATTATGTACGTATTTAATTTAGGTTAGCAAATGGTAGATGAAGTAGAAATTTCCAATGTAGGCGGTCCGAAAGGTGTTGCCAGTGAAGCTACGCTTGCAGCATTGGTTTCCGCATTAAGCAAAGGTGATACTGCTAGAGATCGCGGACTGCGACTGGAAGGTCTAGCTAGAGCTTCAAACATAAAAGAATTAAAAACTGGAACAAAAGAGCAGGGTGCTTTTGGAAAAGCTATATCTGGTACTGCAAGTGCTGCTGTAGGCTTAGGAAAAGAATTCCTGTTTGGCGGCAATAGACTTTCGGACTTTAGCAGAGCAGTGTTCGGCGCTGACAGTGCTATTACCAGTCTTGTTAAGTACACTGACAACTTAATTGATACCTACAGAGAACTGAGTTCAGTAGGTGCTGGGTTTAACAACAGTTTGTTTGATTTTATTAAAACTAGTGCAATGACCGGTATGAGTTTAGGAGATTTTAGTGATCTTGTATCTCAGAACAGTACAAGACTACGAATGTTAGGTGGCACTGTTACTGAAGGTGCTAAACGATTTGGACAAATCAGTAAAACACTAAGACAAGATTTTGGAATTGGCCTAAGTAGAGTTGGGTTTACTATGACTGACTTGAATGATGTGTTGCTAGAATACTCTGATTTTTCTATTAGTCAAGTAGGAAGAGAAACTAGATCTAATCGTCAACTAGCAGCGGCCGCTGCTAGTTACGGAATGGAACTTGATCAGCTTTCTAAGTTAACAGGAATAAGCAGAAAGCAACTTGCTGAAACAATTACTCAACAACAAGCTGATCAACGAGTTAGACTTGCTACAATCGCAATGGACGAAGATCAAAGAAAACGATTTAACCAAACATTGGCTGTAGCAGGATCTGCTAGTCCGGAGTTGAAAGAAGCACTAATTGATTTAGCTGACGGTATTCCAGATGATGAAATAACAAAGAAGCTAATAACGTCAAGTGATGCATTTGCAGCATTAGGCGGCGACATTGAAAACATGTCTACTCAGGAAATGATGAAGTTCTTTGCAAGTGTCGGTAAAGACATTGATATGTTTTCAAACAGACCCGGTTTCCAACAGTTAATAAAAAATGACGGTGCGTTTGCAAGTATTGCAAGCATGGGAGCAGGACTACGTAGTTATTCAGACTTGACTCAAGAACAAATAGACAGAATGGTAAAAGAACAAGATGCAAGAGACACAATCACCGAAACATTAGTTGCATTTGAAAATGCGTTAAACAACGTAAAAACATTTTTAATGGACGAGCTGTTTGGAGAAAATGCACCATTTGGAAGATCCTTAAAAGCATTTAGTGAATCAATTACAAAACTAGTTAATTCTTTATTTGGTGAATCAGGAACAGGTGGCACCGCAGGAGGTCTAACATCAGGATTTCAAGGAATTATCGATTCTTTATTTGGAGAGAATGGCATACTTACACTTTTAGTAAAGGATTTTACAACTTTTACAAATGAACTAGCACTAAGTGATGATCCTATGGGACTATTTAAAACAAAAGTTGGCGAACTAGGAACTAGCATAAAAAATTGGTTCATGGATATGCTGCTCGGAACAAAAGTAGAAATAGGAACTCAGGGCAGGCCGGGCGAGGTACGTATAGAAAGACAAGGTGGATTACTACAATCTATATCAGATGGATTTTCCAGTTTGTTTAATGAAGGGTCGATATTAACAACTATAAAAGAATCTATATCCAGTGCGTTTGTTGCTGCAATAGAAGGTATCGGTAATTTCTGGAATGATCCTGCTAACCAAACGGTAATTAACAATTTCTTTACAGACATGACAGATATGTTTACTAGATTAATTAATGTAATACAAGATATGTTTGTTAATAGTTCGTTAGCAGCTTTCTTAGGAATAACTGACCGAGAAGATGTTACAGCAAGACAAGCAGATGCAGCTATAGCTGCAAGAAATTCCGGAGGCCCTGTTACAAAAATAGATGCCGAAAATGCACTTAATGCTATCTTAGGTAAAGATTGGTTTAACGTTTCTACAATAGGATTAGTAGGCGGTAGTCAGGATAAAGTCGATCCTGCCATAATAACAGAACTATTAAAACAAGTTAATACAGATGAATATTGGTTTGAAGGAAGTGCAATTAAAGATGCATTACAACAGTTAGGCGACAAATATACTGCCGGAAATGCATCAGAAGAAGAACAACGGTTATTTGAGCAAGCTGCTTCGGCATTTGTTAAAGCAGAAGCACAAATGGATCAACAACCTGTTGGTGCTATACCACCTGAACAAAAATCAATTGGAACTCTAGGAACAACTGGACTCAAGTTTGAACCCAAGGACACTGTTGCTCAAATTCACAGAGGAGAACGTGTGTTAAGTCCTGAAGAAACTGCAAAATACAATAGCACAGGCAATCAGACTATGTCAAACGAAAAGCTAGATCAGTTAAATAATACTATGATGAGAGTGGCAGGATTGCTTGATTCTGCACTAGGAGTTCAAACAAGAACAATGAAAAATGTTAAATCGCTAGGATTTGATTATTATAGAGGATCACCAGCATGAGTTGGAAAAAATACTTTACCCCTGTACCAACTAGCATGAATGCCAGTGGAAGCTATAGCCCATTTAGTTTTAAAAGCGGTTCGGGCATGGGTCCTGCTGCTGCCAATTACTCAAGTCATTTGCCTGATGTTTACGTAGGATCTCCTAACCGTATTGAACGTTATGGTCAGTACAATACCATGGACAACGACAGCGAAGTGAATGCTGCACTGGACATCTTGGCTGAATTTTGTAGTCAAACCAACAAAGAAAACGGTACACCATTTAAAATTAATTTTAACAACAGTGCAACAAACACAGAAGTTAAGATACTAGGACAATATTTAAAGCAGTGGTCAAAACTACAACAGTTTGAAACTAGAATATTTAAAATCATAAGAAACGCTTTCAAGTATGGCGATCAATTTTTCATTAGAGATCCGGAAACTAAAAAATGGTTCCACGTTGATCCAGCCAAGGTTACAAAAATAATTGTTAACGAAAGTGATGGCAAGCGTCCAGAACAATACATTGTCAAAGATATTAATATTTCATTTGAAGCGTTGAGTGCTACAAAGATCAATACAACAAACGCATACGGACCAGGCGGCAATCAACCTGGATACCAAACGCTTGAACAAAAGTATATGACTGGTCAAACTCCTGGACCTAACACCAGCAGATTCATGAATGAAACAAACGAAACTGCTATTAACGCAGAACATATGGTACATTTAAGTTTAAGCGAAGGATTGGACAACAACTATCCGTTTGGCAACAGTTTGCTTGAAACTATCTTCAAAGTGTACAAGCAAAAAGAATTACTCGAAGACGCTATCATCATCTATCGTGTGCAACGTGCACCGGAACGCAGAGTGTTTTATGTTGACGTTGGTAACATGCCCAGTCACCTTGCTATGCAGTTTGTTGAACGGGTAAAAACTGAAATTCATCAGAGACGTATACCTAGTAAGACAGGCGGCGGTCAAAATGTTATAGACAGCTCGTACAACCCACTTAGCATAAATGAAGACTACTTCTTCCCGCAAACAGCAGAAGGTAGAGGATCAAAGGTTGAAACACTACCAGGTGGTACAAACCTAGGTGAGATTGACGACTTACGTTATTTTACAAACAAGTTGATACGTGGATTGAGAATTCCAAGTTCTTATCTTCCGACTGGTGCAGATGATGCAAGTTCAACTTACAATGATGGTAGAGTTGGCACAGCGTACATTCAAGAATTGCGTTTTAACAATTACTGCGAAAGACTACAAAGTTTAATAGCTGAAATATTCAACAACGAGTTTAAGTTGTATCTAGTTGAAAAGGGTGTAAACATAGACGTATCTATGTTTGACTTAAAACTTCAACCACCGCAAAACTTTGCAAGCTATCGTCAAGCAGAACTTGACAGCAACAGAATCAATACATTTACAGCAATGCAACAGGTACCGTTTATTTCAAATAGATTTGCCCTAGCAAGATTCTTAGGACTGAGCAAAGAAGAAATTGCAGAAAATGAGCGCCTATGGCAAGAAGAGAACGATGAAGAATTTGGCACACCGTCTCAAGACCCAACTGTACAAATGCGTGATGCAGGTATAACTGGTGCTGACATAAGCAACGATCTAGCTTCAGCAGAAGGCGAAGATACAGAAACAGCACCTCAAGAACCAACTGGCGAGGAAAGTCCATTAAGCGGCGCAGGCGCCGCTGCTCAACCTGCACCGGAGATATAAATACATTATGATATTACGTGAGCTTTATTACTTTGACAGAAAAACTTTAGAGCCAACTGAGGATAATCGTTACGAACCTCAGGACGATGAATCTATAGTTAAAATCGGCGACACTAGAAAAACTAGATTAACATTACGTGATATCAATAAAGCAAGACGTGCAGATGACATGCACAGACAAGAAGCTGACAAAGATTTATCTCACATTAGAGCCATGTATGGACTTGCAGCACAAGCACCAGCAGATCAAGTGTAAGGATTAACACTTGCCTAAAAGTCATATCCCTGGCGAAACAAAAGAACAACGTAAAATTAGAAAACGACAAGAAAAAAACAAAACGTTATCTAACACG